CATAGCAAAATGAATCAACATTTTTTTAATATGGTTATTTACTAGCGAAAGGTAATTTCCTGCTAATGTTCCTGCAGTAATATCGTTGCTAATTTTTTCGTATAAATTTGTACCTAAATAATTTTGTATATGTATATCTTGAGCAATTAAACAAAACTGAACAAATTTATCTACATCAGTATTACCATTTAATGCAGTAAATTTTGGTATATCATTTGTTGTTATAAATAATGGGTAACTCATTTTTTTCTAATTTCTTGGTTCTAAAAATCCTTGATTTTTCATATCTTTTGGCTTAATACCAACTTCTTTTGGTTCTTGTGTTCTAGTGATTTTATAACCAAAATTTCTTGCTTTATTTATGCCTATTGATTCTCCTTGTTTGTTTTTTTGTGTACTCATAAATGTTCTTCTTATCCATTTATGATGACAATTTCCACCACCTTTGTATAGCCATATAGAATATGTGTCTGCTCCTCGTGGACCCCATCCCGGATTTACTGCTTTATTCTCCATAGAAACAATATCTTCTTTTCTATACATTTTATTTGCAGAAACCATTGCACTACAGAATGGTCTTGTCTTATTCGTAGTGTCTCCTACATATTTGTATCTTACCTTAAAATATTTTTCTTTAATTTCTTTGTCTAAGTCGCTACTTTGTTTTGGTTTAGCAGAACCCGTTGAAACTAAATCCCATATTTTAGATAATGTAGTTTTGTTGTTTTTATGTGCTTCTAAATTCCAAGATTTAAGTTGTTCGTCAAAGTCTTTCTCTAAGTCATAATCTACTTCTCTCTCATCTATCAATTCCCACTCATCAGAATCATCTTCTCCATAAGTATTTATAAAATCTTGTAATTGATTGTGTAACTGTGTCTGAACTTCTTCTTTTTGTTGTTGTTTTTCCTCAATAGAATCCATTAAATTTAATCTTCTAAAATAGATGTCTAAAGAACAACCATTAAATGCTAAGTATTCTTCTATCCTGTCAATTATTGCTTCTTGAAACGGAACTATTGCTTGATTATAAAACACCTTTGTAGCCATTTCTATCTCATCTGCATTAGAACTGAATCCGTGATTTTCATTTGTTACACCTACAATCATTGGACTGATTACTGTATGTGCATTCAGAATTTTTGCTTGTGCTTCTTTTGAAAGGTATTCATAATGTTGAGGTGCATCTGTAAGAGGTATATCTTCAACAGTAGTTTTTGCTTCTTGATTTGAATTAAAAGCTATAATTACTTTGTCACCTTTTGCTCCTGTAAGTTTCCCTTTTACTTGTCTTGATATTTGACGTTGTTCTTCGTCTGAAGGTATTCCGTTATTGAAATTTACAACCTTCGTTCCCGAAAATCCATTTTGAACATCGTTTATTTGATAGTCTGCAATTTCTTCCTCAAGAACACAATAAGGTAATCCTCCGTGATAATCTACATCAGTATAATATTTCATATCTACAGAATCAAACTTTACACAATCAATTTCTATTGAATTTTTTGATGTTCCGTAAGCACTAAATTTCTTTGGTGGATGTTTTCTGACCTCATCCCAATTATCAGAATAGTAATATGTATCTATATATCCGTCTTTGTTACATTTCCCTGCTCTTATTAATCTTGTAGGAACGTAATCTACACTGATTATTTTTGTATGTTGTTTGTTATACAGAATCTGAAAATATCCTGCACCTAACATTTTAAAATTTAAAGATATTCCCCTCAATGTAGCAGGAGAAATCATTGCTTTCATCATAGCATATTCGTTAGGTTTTTTAGAAGCATTTAATGCGTGTAATCCACGACCATAAATTAACCTTGCTATGTTGTTTATGACTGCGTTATTTGTTGTTGAATTTTTGTATCTAGCAATTAACCAATCGTAATAATCATTTTTAGCACCATATTCAATCCAATCTTTATTGTTAGATTCAATTACTTGTGGTTTTTCATAAGTAGCTAATTCTAGTATATGTACGTTATTCTCCATTATATAATTATAAAGTCATTATTTGACGTTGTTTGTGTATATTGTCCACTATTGATTGTGTAATCTGAAATAGTCTGATTCGTGCAAAATATTCTACCTTTGTAAACTATTTCCGTTCCGTTTTTTACCTCAAAACTATATTGTTGCCCTTCTTTTAAAGCGAATGTTCCTTCTACAACCATATAATATAAATCGTAAGTCGGTGTAAAAGAGTAAGTTGTTGAGCCTGTGATACCTTTTATTACTATGCTATCTGCTTGGTTTACTCTTGGTATAATTTTGAAGTTTTGGCTAGTACCCTGTTCCTTTAATATTACCATACTTAAATAACTATTTTTTTGGGTTTTTGTTTATTTATAAAAAAAGCCACCCGTAAAGGTAGCTTAATTTATTTAAGGGTTAGTATTATATTCCTTTTTTTTCTAGAGCCTTTGTTCTGTCAGAATGTGGAACGTCTAATAATCCTGCAGTTATTTTTTCATAGATATCATCCCATTCTCTAGGTGGTGTAATACCTATATCTTTTGCTTTTTTTCTAGCTTCTACAACAATTTTAACTGCTTTTGTTTCTATAGATTCTAATTGTCTTAAAATGTCTTTATTCATTTTATTGATAGTCTTGAAATTAGCTTCTAATGTTTTAGCATTATTAATCCCTTTTGCTGCAAGACCACTTGCTTGTTGTAGTAAAGAATTTAATTCAGATTCTATTGATAAATTTACTTGTTCTGCTTTTAACTCTACTCCTGTTTTTTTATATAGTATATCTAATACTCTTTTATAACTATTCATTTTTTATAGGTTATCGGGTTCTACGTCTCTACTTAATTTTTTTCGTAAATCATCTAGTTCACCACCAAATTCATTCATCATACTGTTCGGTCTCATAAAATCTTTATTTTGCCTAGGGTCTAAACCTACTGCTTTATATGCATCTTCAAAATCTGCTAAAAGTACATCTAATTTCTCCCATACATCGTAACCTTGATTCATTACTTTTTCTGAAGAACTTGCAATACTTTGGTGTTTTTTGTATGTACTTTGTAATTGTTTTCTTCTGTCCTTTTCTTCTTCTCTATTTTCTGCTATAAGCTTACCTAAAGATAGGTCACCAAATATTACAGCCTCTTGAGAAGCTTCCATTTCTGCATTTAAATCGACTGCTTGAGTATATAAAGCATCTAGTTTAGCCCCTAAATTCTTTAGGTCATTTAACATATTTAAATTTACTTGTTCTGCTTTCAACTCTACCTCGTCTTTTTGATATAGTCTGTTTAATACTGATTTGTAACTCATTTTATTATTATTAAAATTAATAAACTAAATAGATTCTAGCTTTGTCAGATTTAGGTATTCTTGAAGTATTAAGTCTAATTTGTTTTAACATATCTGTAAAAGAATCGGGCATTCTTAATCCTATTTCATCTGCTAATTTATCTGCATCAAACATTATATCTGTAGCTTTCCTGTCTAGTTCTTTAGCTTTCTCTAAATCTTTCTTTAATTCTGCGTTAATTTGATTGTATAAATTATTTACTTTTTTAGCTTTTGCGTATGCTTTAGCTAAATGTGAATTAGATTCGTTGAAAACTTTTTTCATATCAGAATCTAATGCTAAAGCTACTTTCTCAGATTTTAAATCTGTATTATATTTTTTAAGTCTTTTTAAGACTGTATTATAATTATTCATACAACAAGTTATTAAAAAAAATAGAGCAGACAAAACATCTGCCCTATCTAATTATAATTATGTTCCCGGAACTACCGTGATACCTAATCCTGTTTCCATCGCAGCTTCGTTAGCGAAGTTGATGAAATTTGCAGGTAACTTTTCGTGTGCTACCATAGTTACTGTGTAACCATTTAAATCACCCATAGCCGTACCTGTTGATACTGCAGTTGTAGTTACTTCTGCACCATTATCTACACCCATCAAAAAGAAATTACCATTGTAATCTTCAATGATAGCAAAAGGTCTTGCCCAAGCTAATAATTTCATTTCTTTGTGTGAAGCAATAGTTTGTTTTTTCAACACCATTGTAAGTGTTTGTTCTACGAATGTTGTTCCGTTTTCACGAGATGAAGTGATGTTTTGCTCAAGATTGTTTCCTCCTTTCAACTCATATTTGTATGCGTTTGCAGTAGAAACTCCGTCTGCTTTACTCATTCCCGTAATAGTGTCGTCAGTATAAGTCCAACTTCCTACATCTTTGAAATCTATGAAGTATGCGTGTTTTATACCACCTACTGAATTTTTGCAAGGCTCTAATCTCCCTGCCGTTAAGTCACAAGACATATTTTTATATTTTAAATGTTACAAAAAAAGGTAGGCACTTTTACCTACCCTTTTTAAAATCTAGTTAATTATTCTTATGCTCTGTACCAAACTATGTCGCCTGCTATTCCTGTTTGAACTGCAGCCGTAAATCGCATAATAACTCTTACATTTCTTGAACCATCAAGAGGAGCCATATCAATAACTTGTACTTCTGTAGTATCTGATAAAAGACCTGTACCAAAGAATAAGTTTGATTTTTGAGCAGCAACTGCTTTGTTAGCACCAAGACCTTGAGCAACTACTAAAGGAATACCATCAAAAGATAAAGCACCATTAGTGTACCACATTGTACCTTGACCTTCAATACCATTAGCACCTAAGCCACTTGCAGCATATCCTCCTAATGCACGTACATATGCACGAGCCATTCCCGGAGCAACATAAAGCATTAAATCTTCTTTACCGTAAACTGTAGTTGGTATAGCATCTACTAATTTACCTAACTCAGTAATTACATTTGATGAATCTACAGTTGTTCCTGCTACATCAATAACGTCTGCATCTGCATCTAATAAATCAGAGAATCCTGCAAATTCACCATTAGTAGCATCTGTACCTTCCCAAATGTTTGATTCGATATTGTTAGCTACTTTTGCAGCAGTTTGTGCAATCACGAACTCCTCAAAAGATGGTGCTAAATTATCAAACGCAGAGAATCCCATTTGCTCTGCCTCCCAAGACGCGTGTAATTCTTTTTTACACAAGCTAATGTTTACTTGAAATTCTTCGGGTGTAATAACTTTTTCTGTTAGTGTTAATGCTCCACTTGCAGTAAAATCACAAGTTGAATTTCTTACTACGTTATTATCGTATGCACCTACTTGTAAAACTGCTTTGTATTTTACATTAGGCATAATTGTAATTAGACCTTTGTCTAATGTTGAAGCACTTAAAAGTGCTGCAGAAATATACTTACCTGCAAACTCTCCTGCATAAGTATTTCCTGTTAATGTTGGGTTTCCACTCGCCATTTTTTTGTTTTTATAAATTAATATTATGAATTACATATTCTTTCCATCACTCTATCCATTGTAGATTTTGCTCTATTTTGAGCATATTTTACATTTATCCCATTTGAAGTATTTTCGGGATTGTGAGTAATAGGTTTAGCATCTGCTATATCAGATAACTCTACTTCTTTTTCTTCTTCTTTTTCTTGTACCCCATCTTTATTTAGATTAGTCTTAAATTCTTCAAGTTTACTGTCTATTAAATTAGCTATTGTTTCCAAATCTTCTTTTGAGAAATAAGATTCTTTTGTTACTGCTTCAACTATCTTTTTAGGTGTTGCAGCTTTTTCAGTTGGCTTATCAGAAGCAGCTACTTCTTCTTCTGCGTCTGCAGGTTCTTCAGTTTCTTCTTCTTTTTCACCGATAGATGCAATTATACCTTCTTCTTCAACAGTAAGTATCATACCATCTTCAAGAACATATTCACCTTCGGGTAAAGCTATTTTTTGGTCATCTTCTGTAACAATTACAACTGCTTGACCTTCTTCAAATGTTTCTGCTTCAATCACAGTAACACCATCTTCTAATTTCATTTGTGCTAACTTAATTTCCACTTCCATTCCTAGAGCAGTTTTGATAGCATTAAGTGTTTTACTTGCTTGATTCATTTCATTAATAATTATTGATTTATTTAATTAACTATTTTACTTTAAATATGTTGTATTTTTGATAATTTCTCTTATTTCTTCAAGTAGTTTTTCATCGGCAGATAGTTGGGCAGCAGTTTCTAATTCTTCAAAACCTTGAAACATACCTTCTATACTAAACCCTTTGTATTCTCCTTCTTTTACTAGCTTCCATTCTTCGTCATTATAAATTTTCATCATTATAACCCAAGAACCAACAGGAGCATTTAACTTATACAAGTTAGATTTATCATTTTTGGTGTCCTCAACTATCCAAGATTCAATAACTGTTGCTCCCTTGACAGGTTTTTCGTGTTCACTTGTTACGTTGTTAGCATTCAGATTACGCATATACAATTCCTCTGCTTTAGCTATCGTTTCTGCACTAAAATAAATGTTAAATTCTTTGTCTTTTACTTTACGATAGATTCTTTTTTCGGGAATCAAAGCTAATCCGACAAGTACTCTACGTTCTTCATCTGCGACTTTTAACTCTATTCCTTGTTGGCTTAAAGCAACCCAATTTTCTTCTATCGCAGGGTTTTCTACTAAAGAAACGGCAAACACACCATCCTCTTTTTCGTTTCTGATAAATAATTCTATTTCTTGCATATCTAAATTACTTTATTTTTAATTATTTGTTTGATTTTATAAACTAGCATTTTCAATTTTATTTCTATCTAAACTCTGTGCAGTAGTAACATCTCCCGAAACAACATATGCTCTTGCAGGTTGGTTTTGTTGCCCACCTATTGCTTGTGCTAATTGATTTTCAGAACCTGCTCCTACCACATTAAATTGTGGAACTGAAGGAGCACCACCACCTCCTGTATCTGCAGGAGTAGGACTTGAAGATTCATATTTTGTGTTTTTAATTTTTGCTATATTCGCAGCAGTAGTCGCAGCTGCAAGGGCAGCCATAATAGGTGCTAACACAGGACCGACAACAGGAAGTCCAACTGTAGAATTATATGCCTGCATTACTGATTGTATTCCTGTGACTATTGCAGTAGCTAATTGTATTTGTTTATCTCTTTCAAATGCTTTTTTTCTGATACGTTCTTTCTTTTCTTCGTCATCACCTGCTTTAGCTAACTCTGCATCTGTTATAGCAGAACTCAAAGAAGATAGACTGTTCATAGCATTAACAATACCACCCATAGCAGCTTCTCTATCTGCTTGTTTTTGTTCTTCTGCTTCTTTGTCTTTTTGTTTTTGTTCTTCCCTGTAAGTATCGTTTATTTCTGCAAGTTTATTCTTATGTATTTGTTCAAGTAATTCTATTTGTTGGGCATCTCCTTGAGCAGCTAATATTTTTTGTTCAAATGCTTGTCTTTCTAATTCTAATTCTTTAGCTAATCCATCTTTTAATGTTTCATTTTTTAAATCTTGGATTAATTTTTCTCTAGCTATTACTTCATTTTTAGTTTTTTCTTCTTTTTCTTTACGTTTATCTGCCCATTTATTTCTTATTTCTTGTAAACTTCTTTCTAAATTATCCTCTGCAATTTCTTTTAGCTTCTTTTTTTCTTCATCATTTAGACTTTCATTCAATAATAAGTCTTTTAATTCTCTTTTGTGTGCTAATTTTTTTGCACTAATTTCTGATAATTGTGTTTCTGCCCTGTGTTCTCTTAATTTATCTTCTATTAACCTTTGGGCAGCTAACCTATCGGCAGCTTCTTGTTTTTCTTCGTCTTTACGTCTTTGTGCATTTGCTATTCTTTCTTGTCTAGCAGCTTCATTATCTGCCTTCGTTTGTTTTTTGAAATTTATTTTTTCAATTTTGATGTTTGCGTGATGGTCTTTGTCTAATTCTAATAATTGGTGGTATTTATCTTTATGTTGTATAATTTCATCGCGTATACTTAGAGCTAATTCTTGATTCCCTTCCTCATATGCTTTTTGTTTTGCAATTCTTAAATCTTTTATAGTTTTTAATTCTGCTTTTGCTTTAAGTTGGTCGCCTTTACGTTCTGCTCGCATTAAACCTAACTTTTGTTTATGTAATTTAAATCCTGTAACACCTTCTGCTTCCATTAAAGCTATTCGTCTTTTTTGTTTACCTAGGATTCTATCCATATTTTGTTCAATAAATCTTACTGTTTTTTCATAAGACTTATTTAATCTTTCGTTCATTTCTTCGGCACTTTCCGTTGCTTCTGCAACACCAAACCAAGCCTTCATTAGATTATTAACAGGCTTCCATAACGCAACAACTAAAGCAATTAAAGCAGTTACACCCATCACTATAACCCCTATTGGGTTTAAAGACATTACTACATTCAAAACTTTTTGAACAACAGTAGAAGCCATAATAGCATTTTTCAATTTCTTGAATCCTGCAATCCCTTCTCTTATCCCTTGAATACCTTGTGATATAGCCATCGCAGATTGTACCTTTAAAAGCATACCTTCTACTTGTTCTGATTCTACACCGAACATACCCATAGTACCCATCCCTAATTCAAAGGCATCAGAAACACCTTGAAGGGCAGTACCCATATTTTGGTCTATACTTTGCGACATAGCATCAACTACCAAGTCTGTATCTATCATTACTTTACGATACCTACCTATTTCTACTGCTAAATCTTCAAACTCCTTCGTGTTTTGTTGCCCTGCAGCAGCCATTTCATATAGCCTATCTTCTAATGTACCTATTGCAGATATTGTTGGCTCAACACCTTCTCCGTGAACTTTCTCAAAACTTCCACCTAACTCATCTAAAGTTTTTAATGGTTGTTTTGCATTAATTCTTAGGTTAATTGTTTTATCTATTCTTGCCATTCTTCTCCCTTTTTATCTGTTGTTTTTTATCTTTTATTGTTTTAGGGATTTTGTATAATCCTTTAGCTATATCAATGTTTTTACTTACACCGAAATAGTCTTTTTTATTTAATAATTCTAATATGTTTTCTAGCATTATGCTTCTTGATTAATTATTATGTTTGTTGTTTTAAATGATGTTCCCGTAGCATCATAATATGTCACAGGAATACATTGACTTCTAGAAGAACCTGTAGTGTTACGAGGAATTGTTATATCTACTCTCCTATTTGTTGTGTATGTAACAGGCAAAGAAAATGTTATAAATTGCGTTTCTTTTGTTGCACCTAATGTAACATAACCACCACCACCATCAAACTGTTTTGTAGGATTTGGTGCTTTAACCATACTTATAGGAATAGATAATGTTGAAGCATCACTCCCTACTGTTGGTGGGTAATCTCCAATTGGTTGTAAATATTGTCTATTCCAATCTGACAATAAAACTAATTGAATTTCTCCTGTTATCAAGTTAGTTTTCATTGATTCTATAAGGTATCTTTTATCACGCAATAATATAGAATCATCTAAAGTAAGTGTCATTAATTTAGGTAATGGTAAAACACATTTAACAGTAACTTTCCTTGTTTTATCATCATATAAATTAGTTAAATAATCCCTGTAAAACATAGCAAAAAGTGAATCGGGTATTTCTATACCTTTTAATGATGAAACTTCTAAACCAAAGTTTTGTGTTACATCCATAGTATTAAATACTTGGTCTTGACCAAAAGGCATATACTGTTGTATGTGTTGAGCAGAAGTACCATCGTGTAAATAAAAACTTACATTAGTATTTCTTAATTCATCCATAAATAATTTTACAGGTTTTGGTACATAACTTTTACCATCAACTGCTTTATCTATCGCATAACTTACTTGAAGATTTGAATTACTACTACTGAATTTCGTAAATTGCATATTTTCAAAAGGTAATTTGACATTAAATTTTCCTCCATCATAATTGTAAGCATCTTTTAAATTACCATATTGAAATCCTGTTCTATCTAAAAATTCTGCATTTAAAAATGCTTTAGATTTTTGATACTCAAATGAAATTTCTTTATATAATTTAGGTCTATCTACTTTTATACTTTCCGTATCAGTATGTTCTGTTATATTTACTTCTCCTCCGTGAGCATACCAATCCATTAATGGCTCAATAACGTATGTTAAATCATTGCTAGTGGGGTATAAAGTAAGATTAAACATTTTCAGTATTCCCGAAAACCAATCTGCTACTGTAATATCGGGTGCTATTGTAGTCAAATCTAAATTTGTTGTTGCAGTACTACTAGCAGTTGCAGATGTACTAAATGTTGTAGGTAAATTTACAAAAGTTATATTTCCTCCTCCTAAATCTAATTCATTAACTGCCGTTATTGTGTGGTATACTGTTCCTGTGATTGTTGTAGTTGCAGATAAATTATAACACCTTACTTGAAAAGTATAAGTATCATTCAATGATGGTAGGTTAGCAAGATTATCGACTATTGTATGTGTTGCCGAGGTTGCACTACCACTATCTATTGATTGTATTTTAGCACCATTTTTAAAAACATCTAAAAAATAATTACAAGCAGGACTAGTGTTTATAAGAACTTGTATTTTATGTGTTGAACTATTACCACCAAAATCCCCTTGTACTGTATCAAAAGTTAGGTTTATTTCGTTTACCCCTATCATAGAATTAGCCGTTCCCGAATCGTCAAATAAAAGATTTACAGGTTCACTTGTTATGAAAAATGATTCTTGTGATTTCCATAATGTCCAAGATTTTTTCATATAATCACTATCAAAAAAATTACTATTAAAAGTAAGACCATATTTGTTTTTAATTCTTTCTATTATTTTAGAATCTCTAATAGCAGGAAATAAACCTGCGTATGGTATAGCATTTCCCGATTGTGATATATCTGTTGAAGCACCATCCCCTGCAGTCCAAACTGTATCTGAACTTATTAAAGGAAATCTTATATCCATATCAGAAGAATCTGTTATTGTGTTTTTTACATTAGTGCCTGTATATGCAAAATTGACATCTTCCCAATTTAAGTCGCCTAATTTATCTACCCCAAACTTATCTTTAAGAGTAACTACATCTCCATAAAAAGTAATTTTGTAAGATTCTGCTTGATTTTGTATTATTTCTGAACCTTCAAGCTGCACTTTACCCTTGCGAAATGGTACGTGATTAATTTCAATCCTCGCTTCTGCCCTTTCTTTAGCCACAAAAGTACCATCAACATCATTATTGTAAAAGAAATCAAATATACGATTATTATTATCGGAACAAGGTATAGTGAATGTTTGAGAAAAATCAGTATAGACTTTAGATATGTCTTGAATATTTTGTATGCTTGAAGTAATTTCAATTTTTTCATCTCCATATAAATCTACTTTTTGGTCATTTATGTATAACTGAACTGTTCTCATTATTGAATATTATTTATAAGTGGATTAGCATAATTAAAACTCATTTCATAATTAATCATTCTGTCGTTTATGCTTGTTTTCAATTCTAATTGTGTGTTACTAGGAACAACAGGTCTGTTATCTAACCTAATTGTTTCACTTAAAAGAATCTGTTGCATAACATCACTATATCCTTCTCTTACCCAACCTGTGTTTACAGTAATATTTTCTTGACCATTGATATTAAACTCTTGTGTAATATTATTTGTTGTTTGAAATGTTGTTGGGTTAGAAGGCATCATTTTATACATACTCCTTGTCGCTTGTGTTTTGCTTTTTGATACCTTAAAGAATATTATTGTTTGCCATACTCCATATTTATTTACAAAATCGCAAATAACAGGAGTGTATTTTGGTTCGCAAACCTCTGTAAATGTGAATGTTTTTTGAAGCACACTATCTTTGTAAATCTTCAATCTTGAACCATTACCTTTATGCGTTGGTGGTATATACGGAATATGACCATTCTCTGTTCCGTTCATATCTATATTTACATCTGCAGTTGTTCCGTCTAAACATTCATATACTGCATCCCAATCATCACCTCCTCCGTGTTCTTCTTGAAAATAAAACAACGCACCATAGTTTTGGTCTTTTAGCATATAGTATTCTCCTTCATCTAGCATTATATTTGCATCTAATACAGGATTTGCACCATCTGAAAAATACCCATATCCATTATAACCAATAAAATACAATGTCTGTGTTGTTACTCCTGCTCTTTTAACTATTGCTTTACAATAAACATAGTTTGAAGCTGCCGTAGCAGTTTCCCCTGTAACGGGAGTAAAAGAAGAATGAGAAATATACCCTTTTAAGTATGGTGCAATATCAAAAAACACAGTAAGCATAGATGCCGAAGGTGCAGGTTTTGATAAATTATAAGTTGCACTTGCAGGCTCACTACCACCTTCTTGATGTATATATAATTCTACTGATATTGTTTGTCCTGCACTAAGTGCTGCTTGAGAAAGCATATACGGACTTCGTGTATTTATTTTTGTATAAGATGCCATATTAAAATTTTATTTCGTTTAACCATTTTTCCATATCTAAGCCATATTTAGCAATAATAGAATCGGGTAGTTTTCTAAATTCTTTTTGAAATGGTTTAGTAAAAAAAAGTGTTGGTTTTAATCCTCTATAATAGATGTTTTTAGCTACTACCCAACCCATAGCATCATAATCTGTTTTCCCATTCTTAAATGTTAATCCCTTTTGTCTAGCAAACAGGCTCATTTTTTTAGCAAAACTCCTCATTGTTCCTCTACTACTTCCTGTACCAAATCTGTATTTTGAACGAGGTGCTTGTTGCCCTCTGATTTTAGCATTAGGCGAAACCTTACTTGGATTTTTACCTTTTACACCCTCATCAACAAACCTACCATAATCTTCCATTAAGAATGTTAGTTCCATAGAATTGTCTGATACTTTTACTTTAGATTTTAAAGACTTAGCTAAATTACTTCTACCTAATTTCTGTTTACTTTGTCTTATTACAGACTTAGCAAATCTTGATAATTCTTTCTGTATTTCTTTAGTGTCTTTCATACTTAATTATTGTCCTGCGAATTTATGCACAGGATTTGTTGGTGTTACTATATTGTCAAATTCTATTTCTTGCGAACTCATAACATCAACAAAATAACCATCTTCATAAGTTGGTTCTGTTAATACTCTATCTTGTTCGTCATACGTTCCTTCCGTTAATTCTATTTTACCAATAAAGACTACTGCTTGAATATGCCCTGCGTAATCTAATTTAGAATTTAACAAAACTCCCTTACTCATCAAATCTAAAATTGCTTTTTGATAATCTTCGTATTTTAACTTATATACTATCATACTGTTCGTGTTACTTTTTTAATTCTACCTGTACTCATTGTGTATGTGCTTGGGTTACTTATTACATTAGTTGAATCATCCTCAAATGTTTCTGTTACTGTGGATGTTCCCGATAATCCTGTTACAGATAATACATCTGCGTTTCTTGTAGCTTGTGCTGCTCCTGTAACAATATATGAACTCGGTGTTGATGCTTCTTCTAATTGAATACCCCATATGTAAACATCATTTGCATCGTCACCATCTGCTGCTCTATTTATTATCCTGCAATTTGTTGATGTTTCTCCACCTGTATTTACAACACTATACCTTACCCAATCTGCAGTTAATGTAACTGAATTACCTCCACTTCCTGCTTCTATTGAAACCTTTTCTCCTGCCGTTCCTTTCATCCATACAGAAAGAACGTGTGTGTTTGATGTTGTTACTGTGCTATTTCTAAATACTCTAGCAGAATTTACACCACCTAAAGCTAATTTTTCTGCCGTTGTTGTTCCGTCGGGTGCGACTGCATCATTTGCCGTAACAGTAGAACTATTCTTTTTCCACCAAGCATTATCAAATTCCTGTGAGTAAAGTAATAGATTTGTTGATTGTGTTTCTACCAAAACAGATGGACAAGTGACACCATCATAATCTAATCTAGGTACATTTGCTGCAACTGATTCAAGCAAATTACTACTGTTGGTTCTATATGCAGTCGTGTTTCTTACTACATCCAAATCAAATCCACCATCAAATGGCTTCATAGCAATTAGCTTTCCTGTTCCGTAGGCAGTTGGTTGGATTTTTCCCCAAGGTGCAGTAGTAAATATATCAGATGTATCTATACAGGATGGAGATTCAAATGCTCCTCCGTGAGAAACTGCTTTTCCTTTATACATATCTGTAAATACTGTTACAGGATTCTGAACCACTAAAGCAAGAGTATTACTTGCTAGACTTTTAGATGTTGGTGTTAGATTTGCTCCTGTTTCATCCTTCAAAGTAACGGCAGTTGTTTTTGCACTTACAAATGTTCCTGCACTTGCACCATTGAAATTCATTGTGCTATCTGTTATTACACCATCTGTTGTTCCCGAAACTACTGCAAGAGAATAACTACCATCTGTATTTCTAACTGTTCCATCGGGAGCAGTTGCAGTTCCATTTACTGCTGCAGGTAAACTATGAGTTCCTACTGTTGCGCCTGCACTATTACGAACTGTTATTTCTACGTCACTAAGAGCTAATGTTCCTTGTGCTAATACACTTGCCGTATAACTATCATCAGAATTACTTACTGTCGCATTTGTAATTGCCTGTGTAAGAGAACCTCCCGAAACTATTGTTCCACTATATAATGTTGTTCCTGCAGAATTAGTAATATCATAGGACGAACTTTCGCATACACTTGGAGATATAGTACCACAAATTGTCATTTCATTTATGACTTCTACATCAAAAGTAGCTACCCATCCTGCAAAATAGTTTTCAAATCTTTCAGTAAATGCTTCAAGAGTTGGTTGTGAGCCATCTGCTAACGCAAAATTGTTATCCCGTAAAGTTCCCCTCCTCATTAGTTCTAGCAATCTACTTGCAACTGCAAATTGTGTATTCAACACGTCTTGCTCATTGTCATTACCTTTAAATTCATCCGTTGTTGCATCTTTGGATTTATCTACTATATCCATACAAAATACTGAAACATTAAAAATGTATGTATTGTCTGTAATAGTTGTATTGTTTACTTGAATATGAGAGTATGGCATTATGGTTTGTTTAGCCAAATCTATCTCCCATATACTACCCTCGGTTACTGAATTACAATACGGGTCTTGTAGTAATTGTGTCTTTATTGTGTCAAGTAAATTGTAGTATGTTATCATTTCTTATATGCTTTTTTTATTAAATCTGATTCTAATTCGTTTTTTTCTTTTTCAAAACTCAAGTATGTTAAGCAAGTGTGCACATTTAGTTTACTGACTTCGTCAAACCTTCTAATATCACCTTTAGCAAGGGTGTAGAAACTTCCGTAAAAACCCCATTTTCTGTTAAAGTTGGATACTTTGTCGAAATCACCTGTATCGCTTCCTCCCGAGTAGAGCTTTGGATATCGTTCTTTAAGTCGTTTGCTAAATTCCAAAAAAAAACCATTGAACCTAATGCTATACCTAAAGGCATAAACTTCATCAAGTCGCTAAAATCTTTTGTTCCTGTGTATGGGTAAATATCGTATTTATCTCCTACCTTATTTGTAATAGGTCTAAATAATATAGCCATAGTCTTATGCATTTCTTCTATTTTACCCACATAGGAAGTTAAATCTGCGAACTCTCCCGATGTAATATTTTCAAAGTCGGGTATAAATCCGAACTCTTGGCTTTTAATTTTAAATCTATGTTTAAATTCTACTTCTCCACTCAACAACTCTCTTATATCTTCGGCTACTTCTTTAACGTCTTTATGTGTTATAAGTGCAACCTCGGCAAAAGAGATACCACAAAAAATCTCTACTGTTCTTTGGTCTAGAAAAACACCCTCAATGTCTTTAGTAAGTAAATCAAACATTTGGTATTGCCCTAAAGAAATGTCGTTTAAATCTGTTGGTACTTTGATTTTTGCTTTCATATATCTAAATAACTATTTTTTGTTGTTTTTGTAACAAACGATTATTATATTTGGTGCGTTAAATTATTTATTCGTTAAAAAGCATCTGTGGTTTGGGAGAGTGGCAGGTGCTTTTTTATTGTATATAATACTTCCCTTTGTTCGGATTATCTAAATGGTAAATAACATTATATCTTGCAGCATCTATTGCGTGATTCCATTTATCAATGTATAGCTTACTGCCTTTGTCTGCGTATGCATAATTATTCATTTCTTTTGCAATATTCGTGCTATTTTCTTCAACGATAATCTCAAAGTCTTGCATTCTAACTATACCCGATTCTATCGTTCCCTTTTTTACTGCCTGTATATTTACCTTTGCATATCTTAAATCTTCTATCAATCTTGGTTCTGCAGAATCGGCAATTATCAACTTATCTCCCACCCTGTCTTTTATCATTGTTCCTAGTATATGTGTTTTAATTCCTCTTTGGTATATGTGTTCTTTGAGGTAAATCTTATTCTTCTTTTTATCAATAGCCACCTCAATTAGTGTGTCAGGGTCTACCGAGAACCCAAAGTCCATTCCACAAGATGTTTGTAAGCCATCGGGATTGAACTCACCGAAACTCCAATTACTAAATACTACCCCCTCGGCTTTGTTTAGCCAACCACCCAAGATAATGTGATTATACTTTTCGGGATTCTTTACCTTGATTTCATCTAATTGTCTGATGTAATTTTCGCTTAGGTTTTCGGCATTATCCATATAGGTAGTGTGAATGTAAGTAACATCCTTCTTTACCCCATTCGTTCCTGCTTCAACACCTGCATCTTCAAAGAATCTTTGATAGATAAAATGCTCTTTCGTTGCAGGATTCATTATCATAATTACTCTGTTATGGATATCCTTTTGCCGAACAGATAAATCTATGGTATCAAATATCTTCTCATCAACTAATTCTTCGGCTTCATCTAACACCCAAGTAGTTACACCCTGCAAAGATTTAAGATTAGCCACTTGGTTTCCCGAACTTGTTTTTATACCCTTAAAGATTATTCTGCTTCCTGTCTTTTTGTAAATTATCTCATCTCTCCTTATTATAAATCCACCTTCTGCTTGAAACAATTTTATCTTTTCTAGGAACTCGGGTATAATTGATATGTGTGCAGATGTCATCGTGTAACGAGTAAACAGAATGACGTGTCCTACCTCATTCATTAGAGAACAAAGTATAGTGTTTACAGAATATGATTTCCCCGAACTACGACCTCCTGTTATTATAAAGTATCTTGTTGGGTTATCAAATACTAAATACTTTTTATTAATCCCTGTCATCCCCACGGAACACTTTCATCATTTGATTGAAATTGAATCCCGAATCTATCGTGCCTTCAATCTCTATACTGTCTTTTGGTTTACCATCAATCTGCTCCATAATCATTTGAATAGCCTTCAAGCTATCCCCACCTTTCTTACTCATAGCCCAAGATTGTAGCTTCATAGCTATTTGCATTTGTGTAGGAACTTTCATAACAACAGAACCATCTTCATTTACATTTACTATTTGACTTGCAGGGATAGTAACATTCCCTTCGCTTTCTAATAAATCTTTGACTTGTGCCCTTATTGATATTGGACGACCACCTTTTGTCGCATCATTGTTCGGAAACTGTGTGTCTTTTCCAACCATCGGGTCAATGTCTTTTCCAAATTTAGCCATACTTTTAATTTTAAGCCGTTTTTAAGCCGTTTAATTTATATAATAATAAAACCCTTCTAAATTCCTTTAAATGCTTTCAGAGGGTAAAATATAAGTGAATTACGATATCCCTTTTCTCTTTCTTTTATAATAGGTGTTACTCCGTGAGTATTCTTCCAAGCAGGATAAACCAACATTGAATCATCTGCCTGTTCAAATGTTGCGTTGTAATCGGGAACGTGTAAAGAACCACCTTTTGAATCTCTCCTTTTAGTTAGAATTACATTTACTGTTCCAACAATATTTCCTGTATCTCTATGAAATGGTGCAGCAATATTAAAGTTTGATATACTGCTTGTAAATATATTTCCAAATCTCCATTTACTATCTATGTCCTCAAATAATTCCACTTGCCTTTTGTGTATGTGTGGTGTTATTTCTTTTAAGACTTCTTCCGACAACAAACTTATTGCCCACATAGATTTGATAAATATTCTTGCACTCTCTACCCTGTGTACTGCAGATATGTTTGGGTATGGTCTACGCATATGTGGTTTTGGTGCTATACTTCCTAATATTGTACTCATCTGCACAGTACCTTTTTTCATAGCTTCCTTTCTTGTCATACCATCTTTATAAACTTTCTGAAAAACATCACTTCTTTCAAGTAAAGATTTTGGTACGTTGTCGCTTTGAAATTCTTTATTTGCTATCGCTAACAACAGGCTTAATTTTTTACTATACTTTTTTATGTCTTTAACATAGAATCCAACCACCTCACCATCTACCTCTAGTAAACAATCTTCTGAAACATTAGCTTCTATGTATGGACAATCTTGACCTATTTTCGTTTCGTGTTCTACCTGTGTTAGCTTTAGTTTTTTCATTTTACAATTTTATTTAAAGATTTAGCGAATCCTTTTATGTCAATTCTAGCATCTATCCTTCCTTTTTTATTTACAAGTTTTGCGTAAGGATGCCATTTTTTAGTAATGTTTTTTGCCCATTCAATATCTCTTTTGTTTTGATACAATTCAAATAAGCCACCTTCATTACTCCCGACATTAGGACAAGAAAACCAAAAGTGGTTAAATCTCAAAACTCCATTACCATTTTTTATTGTTTGTAATTGAAAATCTCTATCCTCTTTAGTGTTCTCCTCATATTTCCAATCTATTTTTTTTACATTCATAAGGACACATACTTCTGCGAACTTCCTGTTTACTGAATAAGATGTTTTTTCGTGCCACGCGTGTTGAGTGTAATTTATACCTATCAATTCAAAAGGTAATTTTTTTGCTCTTTCTAGAATGTCAAACCAAATAGAAGCATCTTTTTTTACAGTCTTTCCGTTGTATATTCCAAAAGACGACACATCATCATCTGAAAAAATAACCCATTCCTCATTATTTTCTTTTGCATAATTCAACATAAAATTTCTAACATAAGTAACTCCCTTGTCGTTCTCTTTAATATTGACTTTGTTAGGCACGTCATATTCTTCAAACTCTTGTGGCTCTACAAAATGAATTACTTCTATACCTACATCATTAAAAAGTTTGTAAGTTTTTGTGTTGAATCTTCCTTTGGTTGGTATGTAACAAATCATATTTCTTCCGACTTTAAATAAAACGTATCTTTGATATGTAGTTTTGGGTTTACAGAATGTGCCCAAGAACAGGAAACATAATTTTCAAAATAATAATGATTCCTTTCTACCTTTTTCCATTTATCATTTTTCCATTTAGTGAAAATATAATCTTTTGCAGGTTGGTAATTAGGCATAACTTTCTTCATAATTTTACCCATATATCGTGGACCTGTTGTGTATAAAACAAATCTTGCTTTTCTGACATTATAAACTTCCATATCAGATTTGGCTTTGTAGTTTTTTTGACAATTATCTATCAAAACTTTCCATAATTCAAATCCTTTTTTAGAACCCATAAAATCATTTTGAACAAATTCATTGTGGTTAGGAATTAATCCCCTAAGAGAATAGGAAAAAAATGGTCTATCAAGTATGTCATTTATTCTCCTTATAGGAATTAAATCCAAATCAACATAAACACCTCCCAAAAAATACAATATCACAAACCTAACATAATCTATTCTCTGAATATCATATCGCATAGACTTATAGAAATCATATTCTTTTGGGAGATTGTTTTTTATTAATTCATCGCATTCTTCTTCCGACCATAATTTATACTCAAAATCGGGATACAAATTTTTTATCCTAGAATGACTTTCATTGAATAAAGGTATCTCTGAAATATCTTTTCCGTGTAAGTCAAAATATATTTGATGAATTTTTTTGGGTATCATTTAAGATTTTTGAAAGCATTTAAAATAATCAAACCTACATCTTTACCCTCTTTTCTAGCATCGTCTGTCAATCTTCTAGCTTGGTCGTAATGTTCGGGATTAAATTCTAAACATATTGCTCTCTTAATATTCCCTTCTTTTAAATCAATAACACCATCCAAATCCAAATCTTCTAGAACAGAGTAATCTATATTCTTGTCACTAATACTAGAATGTAATCCCCATTCCTCTATTTGTGATTCATCTAATTCATCTTCTAATAATTGAAAATCAAAATCAATATTAGTTTTTGCAGTTTGATTGTCTGCTAATGCAAACTCTCTACCTTCGGGAGTGCTTAAATCAATGTCATTTCTTTTTACGGCTATCAAAGTTTTGCCGTCAGTTTCTACGATTTTAACATCTTCCAAACCTAACTCTCCAAAATTTTCGGTGGTTTTGTTTCCTGCAATTATACGATTATTCTTATCAATTAAAATTGAACGACCTGCACCAAATTTTGATAATGATTTTTCCATAAGAGATTTACCATACTGCGTTCCCTTATTGAAATTTTTATCATCAAATTTTAAGTCTGTGATTTTACTTTTCTTCATATGCTTCATATACTTTTTTAAGTTTATCTACATATTCACGAACACATCCACCACAACCCATATCATCATCAATTCTTTTATTGAATATTCTTCTTGCTATTTTCGCTAAAGTTATCCATTCTAAAGGTGCTACACTTGTTGGCTTCCCACTAAAGAATTCATCTAGAATCTCGTATTCGTATTTATCTAAACATTTAACTTTTGATTTAAAAAGATTGTTTAGTTTTTCCTTTCTTTCTTCACAACCACAGTCATCTCCAAATACAGTTTTTACTGCTTTTTTGATTCCTGTTGCTTCTGTAATTTTTTCTACCACATCACCTAATCCTTCAACTTTGGCTTTTTTTGTGGTTTTCTTTTTTGTTTCTTTTTTCATATTTATTTTATTAGTTCATAATCTTTGTTTAGGAAGTCTATAAAATCTTCCCCTACCTTTTCCTTTAATCTTAATTTACAATTCTTTAAAGTGTTAAAAACTGACGTCAAACTTATTCCCGTTTCATTACTTAATATCCTCATACTCCTACCTTCTTTAAGGTATATCTCAAACAACAATTTGTCGTACCAATGCCATTCGTTTAATTCATCTTCTACTTTCTGTAATAATATATTGTATGCCCTTACATTTTCGCTACCATCTATTGCTGCTATATCAAAATCCTCGCCTAATCTTATGACTTTCTCTTTAGTTTTACATCTTTGTTTTAGGTGGTTCATAGAAACTCTTTTCAAAGTAATCCACATATACACCATATTTACCTCTCCGTCTGCATTTAAAACTCTTTCACAAATTGGTAAATCTTTGTATTTTTCGTTTATTCTTTTATCGTTTGGTTTGTGTTTTTTCGTGCCTAATTGAGATAATTCTATGTAAGCATCTTGGACTATATCTTCGGTGTATTTGTTTTTGGTGTTTTCGGGAAATGAACGTACTATTTTTAAGTATTCATTATGTTTTTTTGAAACCACACTAAACCAATCCATATACTATATAACTTTATTTTGTTGTATTTGTTTGGTCAAACCTCTCCCCTTCTCTCATTATCCTTTCAATTCTGTATTCTAAAAATTTTCTGTTTATGGTTAATTCTGTTGCATCTATACTGTTTATGTATAGTAATCCGTCTTGAGCATCTAAGCATTTTGAATCGTAGGCAAATTTTCTAGCAAATAATTCGTTAGCGACTTTGTACTCCACAACGAACATTACATATTTATTTTCTTTTTCCACTCTTAGGTACAAAAAACCCCTGCCGTTGAGCAAGGGTTAGTTTTAAATTTTAAAACGGCATATCAGTTTCTAAAACATTTTCTTGTTTTACTTCCTTGACTACTTTGTCGCATCTCCAATGAGATAAGGAATTGTAAATTCTTCCGTTGTATTCTTTCCCACGTATATTGAACTCCACTTCGACAATATCTCCAACTTTATTATACTCAATGAAGTTGTCCACGTGTTCTGCATAATCTTTGGCTTTATACATATTGAAAGCCATAGGTGTAACAAACCCATTATCGCTTGTGTGATTTACTACATAATCTAGCACAACTGCTTCGTTGTCTAGAACCTTTTTTTCTCCGATAGATACTATCTCTCCTTTTACTTTGTAACCCATTTTTTTTCGTTTTTTCGGTTTTTAATATTTGACAATATAATAAAATTATTTTAAAGTATTGTAATACTCTCTTGCAAGTATCACTTTTTGTTTCATTTTCTCAATATCTTCATCAGTTAAAATTACCTCAAAAGACTTGATTCTTTCCCAAGCAGGAATCTGACTTAAATCGTGGAATGAACGAACCTCATCTTCTACTTCTTGACTAACTTCGCTACCTTCTCCCCTAGACCAAGACACTCTACGAATCTCATCTTCAATAATTAATTCGGGTGTTGGTACAAGACAATAACATAGGTAAGATTTATGTATTCCTGTAAGCCACATATAAGATTTCATTTGCCATTCATATCCTTTATTCTTCAACTCATCATCAAAGAATGGAAAACTTACTGCCGACCAACTAGATTTTACATCAACAATATGTGTTTTTGTAATGACATCGGGAGTACCACAAATAAAATCATTCTCATATCGTTTTTGATTCTTCTCCATTTTACCTAAATCTAGCATAGTTTCTGCTAACTTTATAGATAGATTTTCTACTTCATTACCTTTGTCAATGTATTTATTGCTAATTGTTTTTTTAATTCCGTAGTTTTTTTCTAGCCATAATTCTTTGACGAATGTTTTTGCTCCTGCAGACAATGAAGGTAAAGCATCTCTTTTTGATAAAAGATAATCTCTATGTTCTGCTTGTTTTTCAGTTAGTTTAATCTTAGAAAGCAACCCCTCTAATGTGAGAAGTTGCTTTTCTGAAATTTTTGTGCTAGGTGGTTCTACCATAAGACAACCTAATGCACTTGCCCTAATATAAATACTCATATTATAGGGTTTTTAATGCAGATTTTTGCATATCTGTTAATTCATAATCTGTAACCATTTGCAAAAATAAATCCCTAGATAATTCCCCACTTTCTAATTTGTTCATAGCTTTCGCAAATCTGTCTTTAGATAGTGTAGGTTTTCTTTTAGGTTTTTGTTCTCCGTGAGCATCATTATCAATATCCGTAACAATACCCAATATACTAGATAATGCATATCTACGAATATATGTAACTGCACTTCCCATTACTTGAAAATCATTCATACCTTTTAGAGATACATCTTTTGGGATATGAGTATCACTCGTTAATGTTTGACCTGTTTTCGTGTGAAACAAAACTGTGCTTATTGTTGTTCCGTTTATAAGTTGTGTAAACCCTAAATTATGTTTTTTTAATAAAGGGTTAATTACCTTAAAGATTGATGGTAAGTCACTGTAAGAATATCCATATCCTTTAGTGCCTTTGTGTATAACAGGGCATTCTTGTTGGAATGCTGCTAAACTTTTCCATAAGTCTGTTTGTTGTGTTGATTCGTTAATCATTTTTTTCGTTGTTTATAGATTCATTATTCTGTTGTGTAATCACTTTTGCTAGAAATATTACGGCTTGGTTTACGGCAGTACTATTATTGCTTTTCAAACCTTGCCTTTTCAATTCTAACTTGATTACTTCTAAACACTCTTGAGGTGGTGTGTATAACCTTTTTTTGTCTGTACTCATATTGTGTATTTTGGTTTATACGTTTTTAAATTTTTAAAAATAAATTCTTGTAATTCTTCTATTGTTTCTGCGTTAGCTTCTGATAACAATTCTTCGCCACAAATATATGTGTAAAGATTTGCAACATTTTCGGGATTTGGATATAATGATACCTTACCAAAATTATCCATTTCATATTCTTGGGTTTTTTGTATAGCTTCCCAAACAGAAATGTTGTGTTGTTTGAAAAATTCTTCTGCATTATAATATCCTATAATGTAATAATCTTGGTTAAATAAAATATGATGCCAATCTTCATCTATATTATCATTTGTAATTACTCTGTCTTTTATAGAATCCTCTATGTATTCTAATAGTTCTTGTCTTACCGATTTATTCATAGTCTATTTGTTAAATTCTTGTATTAGTCTATTGTATATTCTGTCTAGTTTTTCCTTATCAACATCTATCTTTTTTAATAATTCAATTATTTCGTTGATTACTGTTGCTTCAATTTCTCCTTTCATATTAAAATCCTATTAGTTTAAATCCTGTTCTGTTTTCAAATTCTGAAACTTCTCCATTTAATTTTCTTAATAGGAATTGTTTATGTTTCCATTCTCCGAACTCTCGGTAGTCAAAAGGTTCATCCCCTAAATCCTCAAGGGTGGTGTTTTTATCTATTCCGTAGTATTCGTATTCTGTAACTTCTTTGCCATCAATATAGAATTTAGTCCATTGTCTTTTTCCTTTAGATGACCAACCAATTTTTTGTACTTTTTGCCTTTCTGCCATAATTTATTTATTTATAATTATTTATGTTTAATCCTTTATTAAAATCAAGTTTATGTAAGTTATCATTCAATACATATATTAAGTCTTTTAATAAATCTGCAGTAGACATATGTTGTAAATCGTCATTGTCTGCTACTCCATTTGTCCATATTGTATATGCTGCTTTTTTATCTAAATCATTAGCTTTCTTTAAAGCATCTATTATTTGTTGTCTGTCTAATATTAAATTTTTCATAATTTTAATTGTTATTTATTGCGTTTAAAACTCCTTCTAAAAGAGAATCTAATTTCTTAAAATGAAATGGTTCTCCAATAAATTCTTCTGATTTATTGTCTAAAAGCAAACCCTCTAATAATCTGTTGCTTCCTCTTCCTAAATCAGATATGCTAACCGAAAATTTATCGTTCAGTCTGATTTTTACGCAATTAATTTTTTTGTCTCCTAATATCATAATTTAAATTTTTAAATACATTTCAAATATAAAAAATATATATTAATTAAGCAAATTTTTATATAATTTTTTGTACTTTTTTTGAACTTTTTTTAATTCCTCTCTAGTGTACTTTTTAGTCTTGTGTCTGTTTTCTTCTAGATATTGAACTCTATCTATTCCGATTTTTTTGATAAGATTAATTCTGTAATCCAATAAATTTCCGTGAAGGTATGTATTGCAGTATTCACATTGTAGATGAACATTATCTTCATTGAATGTTAGGAATTTACTTTTCCCACTTGCAATATAGTGCCCTGCATTGATTTTCTTCGGAACGGGATTTCCACACGATATGCACGGATTTCCTTTATCCCTTAATCGTATATACTTATTGAATATAGTTTGGGCAACCTTCATTAATTCCTGTGTAGTTTGTAATTTCTCTTTACGTTTCTTTTTTTCCCTGTTCCATTTTTTACTAGCTTCCTTTTTTAAGTGTTCAAAATAAGCATCAATACATTCATCTTTATAGCAAAACTTTCTATTGAATTGTTTTGGTTCAAATTTCTCTTTACAATTTTTGCATCTCATATTTGACTTCTATTAGATTTTTGTCTTTGTCATAGTAAGCCATAATTTCAATATCGTTGGTAGAGCCAACTCTTGGTTTTCTACCTCCTGTTTTAATTTCTCCTTTCAACAATTCTACCCTTGAAAAAATAATGCCGTCATAACAAGCCCAAAGCATTACAGGATTCAATCTTTTATCAGACAATTTTAATAGCTTTCTGATAGCAACGGGCAAAGGGTAACAATCGTTCAAATATCTATTTCTACCTTTTACTTCTAAATAGCAGATAATTCTGTTGTTTTTAATAATGGCAAAATCAACATCATTATCTCCCAACTTCTTAAATGTAAATCCATACAATTTACAAAAAAAACTAACTGCCTTATTTTCTCTTTCTAAGTCTTTTTTATTTTCAAATCTTATGCTCATTTTTTGAATACTTCTAAAAGTTTTTTGATAGATAATCCACCCTCCATAAATGAGCCGTCTGCAGTTTCGTGTAATTCCATTGTTTTTAGGTCTTTGTTGTATAAGTCAATCATAATTGTTTTTAGATGTTTTTTAGCAGACTTCGGAACATCCACCCTGCTATATCTGTTTACTACAACATACTTGTCTGAATGTATTTCTAGACTACACATAAATACTTCGTAATTGAAAACTTTATAATGGACGTCTGATACCTTTTCAAATGTTATCATAATTTCAAGCTATTAATTCCTGCACAAGTAAATTCTACACCTTTCTCTAATTTGAATAAAATAGGTTCATCAAAAAATGTTGGGCAACCTCCCGTTTCAGTTTCCTTTACTTTCATAACGTGGACTTGGGTATACATCCAATCTGTCTTGCTTTGAACGTACCTATGTATAGTCATAAAATCATCACAACGATTTATCCATTTACCACCACCCTCGGCATCTGCACCATTTGGTCTTACGGGTAATCCTTCGTAAGTATGTTTTATAGGATGAACTTTTCGTAATGATTCTGTTGATGCGTGCATACAAACATAAATACTAGTGTTAAATTTTTTCGCAAATAATCGTAATTTACTAGCAGTAGAATAGTCGTGTTCGTGAGCATTTACTCCGATAGGTTTTTTAAAGGCATTTATCGGGTCAATCATTATTGAATCATACTCCTTATCTATAGCTTGTATTTTTTGCATAAAATCAGTTATTTCCCATATACGTTTATGGTCTATAAAATCAAAATGGTTTTCTATAAATTCCTTATTTTTTTCCAACTCAATTTTAGTTTGATTTTGAATGCGTTTACCACCATACAAATCTATCAAGTTTCTTTTTAATCCGTTGACTGAATTTTCTGCAGCATAAATGAGATGCTTTTTACCGTGAATTTTACTGAGTGCTAAAAAATACCATAGCACCCAATATGTCTTACCTACGTTTGCGTGACCTAAGATTATGTTAAAACTACCTTGCTTAAATCTTAAATGATTATCTAAATCGTTGTTTATGCCTAGTCCTTGAGGAACTAGGTTTTGCCTTGCTTGTTCTAGAAACTCATCATTTTCTCTGTGGTTTACTATCAAACTCATATTCCTGTAGGTAAATCTTTATTCCAATGAACCACTTTCTCTTTCTCTTTACCTTTACCTTTCTCTTTTACTTTCTCTTTTACTTGAGGAGTAGGGTGGTTTTTACCCCCTACGGCACCCCCTTGACTACCCCCTAATTTCATTCCTGTTTTACCCTCGTAACCTTCCACTTGAGCATCGATGTTATTGCTCTGACTGATATAAGCAAATTTTGCCATACCCCTAAGATTTGTTGGTTTTATGCCTAGAAATTGTCTATCCAATAGGGCATCCATAAAACGAACCTTATCCCTATCATTTAATTCGTTGTAAACATCGTAATAGCTTCGGAAGAAATTGAATCCTCTCCTTTCTGTCTTTTTTTTCATAATTATAATTTTATATAAATTTAAAAATTTTTAGCGAATGCAACGTCATTTAAAGTGCCTAATATTTCATACATTAAACATTGCGATTGATTGTCTTTTACTAATATTCCCATAGGGAATGCTATCTGAACGTCCTCGGTATATTCTTGAAAAACCTTATCGTCTTTGAAAAAATCATAAGTTTTTAATCCGTGAATAACTGTTGCGTGGTCACGATTAAATTCTGCACCTATTTTTTGTAAAGACATTTTATAGGTATATCTTAAATAAGCAAACAAATAGATTCTTTCATATACGTATTTTCTTTTCCTGCTACTACCGTAAAGACCATTTTTATTAATGTACGACCTAATTAATTCCATAAATTTTATTTAATTGTTTTCTAATATTTTCTGATATTTCATTGAATGTATATTCACGATTAGGTTTTGATGTACTTTGAATTTTAACATTTGGTTTGTATTCATTATCCCATTTCACATTATCTTTTGGATTGAATGCTTTGTGAATTTTATCATTTGTGTTCAATTCTGTAAACCAATCGTATTTGTCTACCATTCTTGAGCAACTCTGACAACTGATAGCTGCCCAAGAAAAATGATAGACTTTTGTTTTACTCGTACAACGAGGACAGAAAATTTCTTTACCTTTCCTTGGTGCTCTAGTGTATTTATTTACTTTTTTCATAAGTTACAATTTTTTTCATCTTCAATTTTTTGTGCTTCTTTGTGTATTCTATCTACTATTTTTTGGTCTAGACCTATATCTTCTAAAGGAACACCATCAATAGAAATATCTTCGTATTTGTGAAATTGACTTTCTTCCCAATGACCTGTGTTCGGGCATTGATGAGTGTCACAAGTTTGCCATCCCCAATCTATATTTACTTCAAATTCGTAATTTCCTTCTTCATCGTATAGCCATATTTCTTCCCCAAACACTTCTACCCATAAGGGTAGAGTGCATAGGATTTCCATTCTGCTAGGTGGTATATTATTTTTCATCTGCATCGTGGTTTATATTGATTTTTAAAACTTTTAAAACATCATAGATAGTGCTCCATCTTGCTCTTTGAGAAATGTATCTTTGTTCATTCTTTTTTAGCAATTGTTTTTTTTGTTCTGCATCTGAACCAAAAAATTCTATATTATTATATTCTGATATTTCTTTTCTTAAGGATTCAACATCTCTTTCGTATATGTGCAATAAATCCCATTCAACACGTTCTTTTTCCTGTAGTATTTTGATTTGTTTTTTAGTCATAGTTATAAAAATAAAATTAAAAAAAATTATTAAAAACCCCTCCCTTTCGGGAGGAGAAGTTGGATTATTAGAAACTATAATCGTAATATTTTTCTGCGAATCCGAAGATGATTGATATTGGGTGGTACTCTTTGTAAAGTTTAGTGTAACCTTTTACTAATTTGAATTTGTTTCTTGAGTAGTTATCTTCTCCACCAATAATTAGGTCTGTATATTTCATTCCGTTAGGAAGATTGTTTTTCCATTCGTTACCAAATTCATTCCACAATCTATCTCCTAAAGATTTTTGGATTCTTACTACTTCGTTGTATCTACACCATCCTTTTTTTGGATGCCATTTTAAAGTTTCAGTTGGATATTCGGGTTTGCTTATGTATTCCCAAGATTGAGATTCTGTCATTCCGTTGTGTTTTGCTTTGTAATCGTATGCACGAATTTTACACATATCACCATCTTCGCTTACCCATAAAACCTCGTAAGGATTTCTGTCAGAATACATTAATTCTGTTGCACCTTCACCAACTTTTGGTAAAGTAGAATTGTTTCCCATCATTTGGTTGATGAAACCACCTGCAACACCTACTTTTCGGTATTGTCTTTTTTCTGTCTTTGTTGCCATATTTATAATTTTTAACATTTATAACAACAATATACAAAATATATATTAATTAAGCAAATTTATATATACTTTTTTTTTGAAGTTTTTGAGCTTTTTTTACAGGCTCATAGGTTGGTTTAGTGCATATTTACCACCAAAGATAACTGCACATCCGATTGCAGGCTTCTTGAAATTTTTACCATAAGCCATAGCATAAGATTTATTGTCTATACCACAACCAACTGCACAACCGAACACTTTGAAATTTTGACCTACTGCATATTCAACACCCATTTCAGTATGCCTATGACCTTGAACTGTAGACATCATATCGTCTTTTGCTTTTTTGATAGCTTTACCACTTTCTCCGTGAATATACTGAACACCATCTATTACTACCCTGTCGGTAAATTTCCAACCTTTGACATTTAATACATCTGAATATTCTTTAATCCATTGTTTTGGAATACCCCCTGTGAATGCTTTCCTGCGAATAAGCCTATCGTGATTTCCGACCGTAACATCTGCTTTTGGAAATTCTTTATGCCACCTTGAAAGTCTGTTAATAGCATATTCTAATTCATCTGCTCCACCCATTCCGTCAGGGTCTGTTTCGTGAAAACTTGAGTAATGGTTATCTATAACATCTCCTATGAAAACTACTTTATTGCAATTATATCTAGAGTATGTATTTTTACAATGTTCTAAATATGAATCTAAACAAAATGGTTCGTGCAAGTCGCCTACAACAAGAACTCTATTTTCATTTTTAGTTATATTTTCATATGCTTTTTTTACGTTACCACGCAACCTTGGTCGGAAGTCTTTTTTCATAATCGTTTTCAGTAAATATACAAAAAATATAAAAACCCCACCAAAGACGGAAATTCACCGATAGGGCAGGGTTCTTAATTATAACTATGATTACCTAAGACAAAAAGGTATAACAAACATAATAAATTTTCTTGTAATAAATACTATCTTTTTAAAAATAATACAATAAATCCTCCACATAAGAATCCAATAAAAAACAAAAATAGCCACAATTTCCATCCACCATTTGCATTTCGTGTTTCTGTTTGTTTGATTCTTTTGTCTAATCTTTTATCTAATCTATCTGTCTTTGCAGATTCTTTAATTACTTTAATTTCTTTTTTCGCTTCTAGACGTGTTTCTTGACGACTTTTAGGATTCTTTATGTAATTATACTTTATCTTTATTATCGTATCTCTATGCGTCTTAAAATAAGTGTAATGGATAGTATCGTTTACAACATATGGTATTGAATCTACTGTTGCTATAGTTATTGTATCTGAAATAGTTTTTTCTTTCAATATTGTCGGGTCTTTTTTAATAGCTTTTTTCAAGTGGTATAGACTTGAGCAACTACACAAAAATAATAATAAAAAAATAAACCTCATTTAATTATAATACAGTTGGTTTTTTAGTGTAAATATTCTTTTCTTGAACATTAATTTCTTTGAGCCATTCTTCAACATCAAAACTTGGACAGGCTTTTGCTGCAAAATGATAATGCCCTGCGATTTTCCAATTTGGATGTAAAGTTGTGTGTGCTTTAACGTACATTTCTAATGCTTCTTTTTGAGCATCCGTTCTAGTGTCTTTAGGTCTATACTTGCCGTTTACCCTTTTAGCAGTTACACCTCCTGCATATACAATATGCCTAGATTTATAATTCATTCCTCTAGCACCATTCGTTACTTCCCATCTATCTACGAAATCGTCATCATCATATTCAACTAATGTTTCTATCGTTCCGTCAAGATGTATTAGTTCTGAATATCCTACCTGCGACCAACCATTTTTTACAAGATGTATTTGTTCAATCCATTCTCTTGATATATTCATTCCTTCGGGTGTCGCAGTACAATGAATTATCAAATATTCTAGTTTCGCCATTACCTAAGGTTTTTACGAATATCTCTAGCTTTCAGAATAATACTTGTAATTTTTTCTAAAAACGAGCAACCTTTAACTGCTTTAAACGATTCGTCTATAGATTTAACTTCTACTGAAATTAATGCTAATGCAATTAGCTTTGTTGCTAAATAATCTATGCTTATAAAATTGCTTACTAATTCGTTGATTATAAAAAAGTCTGTTGTGTAAACTAACAATACTGCTACGATATAACTAACCAATTTTGGTACTAATCCTTTTCGTGCTTTTCTGCTAGATACTTTTTCTTTTAATTTTTTCGCTCTCCAAATACCTGCAATTGTATCTAAAATCGTAGATAATCCTACCAACAATATGATTGGTTTTATAGGACTGAAAAACACTAATATCGTTTTCATAAAAACTGAGGTATGTGTTATTATTAATTGTTTCATTTCTTGTTTTTTGTCATCAAATAGACTTGTAACTTTTTGATGTTCACTTGTTTTGGTTTGTATACTTTTTTCATATAGCTACATCTCGTTTATTATAACCTCTAACATATTCCGTCTTTCCGTCATCAAGAACCCATCCCGAAGTGAATGCCTTTTGGTCGGGTTGCATATCTTCTCCTGTGTTATTATTGTATTCGGGAAACAGACTTGAATTTTCACATATGTATCTTATAAATCTTTCAGTGTAATGTTCTGCTATTTGACGTTCTTTTTCCACCAAATAATCCACTTCATTTTTATCAACTGTTTCTCCGTTTTCAGTTCCGTGCTTATAAACTCCTTTATTGGCTATCGTGTAAGCTGCAAATGGTAAATACTCCACCATAGCAAAATGAATCAACATTTTTTTGATATGGTTATTTACTAGCGAAAGGTAATTTCCTGCTAATGTTCCTGCAGTAATATCGTTGCTAATTTTTTCGTATAAATTTGTACCTAAATAATTTTGTATATG